CTGTCAATGGCTAGTTGATAAATTAAATGGAAAAGTTGTCCACAAATGCGGACCAGAAGATTACATCCATCCTAACATAGTAGATGTAGTGGATCATATGGTAGCCGATGATCCAGCATGGTCTAACAATCCGAGCTTAGTTAACTACAGACAGAGAAAGTCACAGGCTCGCAAAAATAAGCCATTGAGGACAGCCGATGACAAACTACAATCGTATCTCAAACAGCTAGAGATGGCTGCAAAGAGACATAGTAAGTATGCCAGCACCAGATCCAAAAAAGGTCAGTAAGAACCATCTCATCAACAAGGATCCAAAACGGTACACAGCTATCGTTGATGGACTGAAGAGAGGCAAAGGATTGGTTCAGTTAGCAAGCGAGCATGAGGTAGCTCCAGCGACCGTCCAGAAGATCAGAGAAGACAATGCTGATGTTGTCCCCAACTGGAAAAGAAGGACCGTACAGGCCCTCTCAGAAGCTAGTGAAGGTATTGCACAGTCATTGATTGAAGGTCATGAGAATATACCGTGGCAATCTAAGGCGTTATCCCTTGGTATTTTATTAACAAAAGTTCAGGAATTAACTGGCTCTATGCCTCAAAAAACAGTGGTTCATGAGCATAAATTAACTCATGCAACATTAGTAGATAAGTTCAAGACGCTGAAAGAAGGCTCTCAAGTTATTGATGTTCAGTGAGTTGGAAAACAGAGTGAATTTATCTCAGATTGAATATAATCACTATTGTGCGAATCTATTTTTTGAAGAATCCGCTATATTGTGCCCTTTTTACGTAGAACCACTATATATTGTGGTATGTAGCTTTTTTACCACTGGATGGGGGTGGAGGGGGTCAAATTGATCTTTTTTGGCGGTTCATTAACGCATTTTGACCCATAAATAATTTTTCCAATAATGGCAGCTAAACGAAAACGAATACCTAAGCCCACTCCACCGAGAATGGCTCACTGGAGGAAAAGTCATCGCAATCCGCGACTAGTGCTCGCTGAATTAGACAACGGCGAACTAGTTAATGTAACGGTCCACGATAACACTCTCTACTGTGATGGAATGATGTTTCCTGTGACTACAGATGGAGCAAATTATTATGAGCGTAATAGGCCGAGAGAACGTGGACGCATCTGAATTAATAGAGCTAGGTAGACAGCTTGGCCTAAAAACTTCACAGGGTAAAAAGGCGTTAGAGTACTCTCTAAAATGCGTCCAATTATTAGACCGTAAGCAACAGGATTATGGTCCTAACAATATCGCCTATTCTGGTGAGCTTGGGATCGCTGTTCGGGTAATGGATAAATGTTGTCGCCTAAGACACATCCTTGAGAGCAAAGGAGATGTTCAGTTTGAAGCTAAGACTGACACCTATATGGATATGGCTAACTACGGTTTGATTGGGATGATGCTTGATAATGGCGACTGGGATAAAAAGTAAGTTCTCAATTAGTGATTTAAACGTCACACCCCACCCTGTCATCCCTGCCCCAGATGAAGAGATGATTAAGGCGGTCCTTAAGCAGCCAAATGGTGAAGAATTATTAGCGAGCTACATTATTGACCGAGAGGAAACGATAAAGCGTGAGAATGAAGATCCGTTTAACTTTGGATATGAACCGGATAATTGGCGAGATGCTGATGATTTATTAGATACCTATGACGAGGTTTTGATTAATGGTGGCAATAGAGCGGGTAAATCTTGTTATGCAGCAAAAAGAGTAGTGCAGATGGCAGTGAGGGTCCCAAATGCGAGAATTTGGTGCTTACACACAACCTCTATGAGCTCTGTCCAAATGCAGCATCCATTAATTCACCAATATCTGCCTTTGGAGTGGAAGAATGCAAAGAAAAGCCGAGTGACTAATATTTTATATTCCCAAAAAAACGGCTTTGGAAACAACACACTTATTGGACCCAACGGTTCACAGATTATCTTCCTAAATTTTGCTCAGGAAAAAAGGGTTATAGAGGGTGGAGAGGTGGACATGGTGTGGATTGATGAGGGCTTTGATGAATTAGATTGGATAGAGACTCTCAGATACAGACTTATTACTCGGCGTGGGCTTGGTGATGGCCGTGGGAAGCTCTTGATGACCTTTACGCCTATTACCGGCTTTTCTCCGGTATGCCGAGAATACTTGGCTGGGTTTGAGACTATTCGTTCTGAGAAAAGCGAGCTCCTACCCGGCCAGAATGTAAAAGGTGTAGCTTTGGGAGAGATGCCTTACATCGCTCGCTCAGGGCGTAAAAATTCGGCGGTGATGTGGTTTCACACCAAGATGAATCCTTATCAGGACTGGGATTCTATGGTGAAGCAGCTATCCGGGCGTCCTAAGCAGGAAATCAAGATCCGGGCGTATGGGTTTGCGGATGATGCAACCACTACTCAGTTCCCTCAGTTTAAGAGTCACAACATTATCCCTCATGACAGGATCCCAACAGAGAATGTTACCCGATATTTTGCCTGTGATCCGGGAGGTCAAAAAAACTGGTTCATGCTTTGGTTAGCCGTGGATGATCTTGGCCGAAAATATATATACCGCGAATGGCCAGACATTGAAGTTGGAGAATGGGCCGTGCCGGGTCCGGGTGATGGGAAAAAAGGATTAGCTCAGACTCAGGATGTTGTTCTGGGTATTGCAGACATAGTTGAAATGATCAAAGAGCTGGAAGGAGAAGAAGCTATTGAGGAGCGGTTCATAGACCCTAGAATGGGTGCGTCTCAAGCTGCTGGGAAATTTGGCGGTACGAGTTACATTGATTTATTGGCTGATGAAGGCATGGACATGATACCCAGTGCTGGTCTGCGAATAGATCAAGGCGTTGGAATGATTAACGATTGGCTGGCCTATGATGAGGACAGACCAATATCAATTGATAACGAGCCATCGCTGTATATAAGCGAGAAGTGTGAAAATTTAATTTATTGTATGAGAACGTGGGCGAACAAAGAAAAAGACGGGGCCACAAAAGATGGATGTGACACGATCCGTTATCTTGCGGTAATGAATCCAACTCATTTGGACCCAAAAGGAAAAAGGAGCTATGGCGGCGGCGGGTACTAAAAGTAAATGGCCTCCCCTGCTCCGGCGCGAACAGGCGGCTGAGATGACAGGCGCACATCCTCGCTACATTGATAAGCTGAGGCTTTGCGGGGTTGTGAAGACGTACAAGTATATCAACGGCTCTAGGTTTATGTTTTACCGTGATGAGCTATTGCGCCACTTCGGATTAGAGAACGAACATGAATGAATATGACAAGTTAGCCGATGCGGTAGATGTGCCGCAAATAACAGAGCTACAACGCGAGTACCGGAGATCCATTGATGATGGTTACTCTCTACAGCGCATGAACGAGAACGACGATGTAAGGTTTGCTCGCTGGAGCGGCCAATCATCGGACGGTAAGAAACACAGCACCAACCTTGACCAAGGGAAACAAGCTTTCCCATTTGATGGTGCTAATGATGGACGAGTGTTTCATACGGATGATTTAATTAATACCCAAGTAGACATACTGCAAACGGCATTTAAGCGAGCACAACTCAAGTTATCTGGCACAGAGATGACCGATATGCCGGTAGCACAAACTGCAACTACGCTAATGAAATGGCTAGTTGGTACTAAATTAAGAAACCAGCTAACAAGAGAGTCAGAGTTACTCGCTCAGTTCGGCCAGCAGTATGGTTATTCTCTTTTATTTGTTGGTTGGGAACAGGAACACGGTTTGAGGCCATTCAAAGTTACAATGGATGACTTGGTAGCGTTAACTGGCCAAGTTGATCCTAGCTCAATGTTATCTGAGCTACCGGAAATGATTCAAGATCCTGAGCGAGAAAGTCAGGCAGTAGACATCATTATGAGTCAATTGGCTGATACCACTCGGCGAAAAGCTAAGAAACTTGTGAAGGAGTTGAGAGATACTGGTGCAACTGAAATACCAGTATCATTCTTAGCCAAAAACTCACCCATAGTTACAGCTTGTAAGCCACTGGAAGATGTCAGCTTCCCGCCGGAGACAGTTTCTATACAGGACGCCCGTGTAATTTTTAGGCGTGTGTTTTTAAACGCCGTACAAGTTCGGGAAAAGATTAAGTCAGAAGGATGGAATGAAGATTTCGTTGAACAAGTACTGAAGACTCAGGGTAATTCTAGTTACTACAACGACATTCAGACGAGCATAAGCGGACTCAAAGTTAGCGATGGATTAATCGTAAGAGATAATCTGATTGAGATTTGCTATGCGTACACTAAGAGCATTGATGAACAAAATAACATCGGTATTTATTGTACCGTCTTTAGCCCTCTTGTATCTGACAACTCTACTGGGGATCCTGTCTTTGGTAAGCATATACATGTTGACTATGCACATAACCAGTACCCCTTTGTTTTATATAAAAGGGAAAATGTTCGGCGACAAATAACAGAGAGCCGTGGGATTCCAGAAATTTCCCAAACTCAACAAAGCGAGCTGAAGTCACAACATGACTCAATATACGATTTCACCAGCTTCTCCACCCTACCCCCTCTTGCTGTAAATAGGCGTATGGGCCAGATAAAGAAATACGGGCCCGGCACACAAATTATGGTGAGTCGCCCGGATGATATTCAACATCTAGATGGACCAAGAAAGGATCCACAAGTTGCATTTAAATTAATTGAAGAGGTGCGAGCTCAGAGTGACAAATACTACGGGTTCCCTAATCCGCAATTACCGCCCTCAGTAAGTCAGGTCAAACAGCAACGCATAACAAATTCATGGTTGAGTGTCTGGCAAGAGGCTTATCAACAGATCTTATGTCTGGCAGTTCAATATATGGATGCAGACGAAATTAAATCTGTCACTGGGTCGGAGTTACCTCTCAATATGCAAGTGAACGATTATGACATCATTTTAAAATTTGATGTTGCTGAAGCATTGGATCCAGAGGGTGTTGAAAAACGCCTAAGTGCTATTGCTCAATATATTGTTCCTCAAGACATGGCCGGTGTTATTGATCGGGCTAAGTTGATTGAAGTTCAGACTAGAGCCATAGCACCTGAGTACGCTGATGACTTAATTGTGCCACAAGAACAGGCAACTGCTAAAATGCAGGAACAAGTTAAGTCTGATGTTACTAAGATGATGGCGGGTGTTGAGCCTACTTACTCTGAAGAAATGGATCCTTCCGCTGGTAACAAGTTACAGATGCTACAACAAATTGTTCAGAACAATCCAAAGCTACAACAGCAAATTCAAGGTGGAGACGAACTCCTTCAGCAGCTACTGGAAGCGTATCAACAAAATCTAAATCATTCTGTGCAACAACAACAAAACGCACAAATTGGTAAAATGGGTATGAGCCCGGTAACAGGACAATGAACGAAGACTTAACAATGTTTCGCTGGGAAGGTGAGAATCGTTTGTGGAATAAAATCCATGAAGTGATTGATGAACATATTCGCTCTGCAAATAACTACTCAACTATGAGAGATATACCTGATAGTGAGAGAAATTTTCATTGTGGGGAACTCAGTGGCACTCAAAACATAAAAGAGCAATTGATGGAGCTGTTCGCGGAGGCCAATAATACTAGCAGTCCTAGCTGAGTGGTTAGGACTTGCGGTCGCCTACCGTGCTCGGCGCACCTCTTTCGGGAGGTGTGCTTTTTTGTGGTTACAATGGATCTGGTTGACCGCAATGAGGGCAGACTTTGGCTTGGCTGCTAACCTTGCCCTTGCAGACTCGGCATTTAGTTACAAATGGTTCTGGTTCTGATATTTCCTCCTTGAATACACCTCTATGCAACTGTGAACTATCGTATTTTTTGTATGTTTGGCCGCCGTCTATCGTATGAATATATTTAAGCGTATCTTTATTATAATACACACGAGCCCCTCCATCTACCGCTGCTTTCCCATACTCAAGGACTAGCATTTCATTTTCTATTAGCCAGCTAGCATTATTGGTTTTTCCACTATCACCTCTTGTCCAATAAAACGTGCCGTCTTTTTTAAAATTGAAAGTGTGTATCACCCCATTATCTTCTTCTAACCAATAATTTCCAGAATAGTCTGTTTCCCCCCCACATCCCACCAGCACCACGGCTGCGAATATGAGTAATAGGTGTTTCATAGAGCGGCGACATTAACTGTAGTTACAAACCGCAGCCAACTTAAAAAAGAGTTTAGGGATATAATGTAACTCAATGCACCCCAGGATCCTGGGTGTCATTCAGTACAAACCGCTACTACGCAACACCACTCACTCCCCATATAAAAGCTATGACTTTCTGGGTTTTAGAAACCCTGTGGTCCGA